TTTATTTTATTGACTTACCTACTGCCTATTGCCGGACTCGTTTTACTGATTTTGCGGGTAATGATATAATAGAGTTTAATGTAAGTTATTTTGACACAATTATTGATGAGGAAGATAGAAAGCTCTTTTTATCTGCGTATCCAAAAGAAATTCAAGCGGCTTATAGAAAATATAAGAAAGGCAAGTTACGTAATAAATGGGTTATGCTATCTACAGAATTTACAATTTGCTTACCGTTTTTCTTCGAAGGCGGCCCGCTCTTTTTATCTGCTATTGAAAGTATTGAAAAATACAAAGATGCTGTAGATAATGAGATTGAGCGCGACTTAGATGAAATTCGTAAGATAATTGTACAACATATGCCGCACATGAATGATGGCCGGCTCGTTTTTGAGCCACCTGAAGCGGAAGAAATGCACGCTGGTGCGGTTGGTATGTTGAAAGGTAATCCGAACATTAGTGTTTTAACTACTTATGCAGATGTGGAAGCTATTGTTTCTAAAACATCATCTGATACAGCGCATAATAACATTGATAAAATGTTACAGACTGTTTATAACAATAGTGGTACTAGCAGTCAATTGTTTGCGTCAACTGGTAGTTCAACATTAGATGCTTCAATTAAGAATGATGTGGCATTAATGATGGTTTTTGCCAATAAGTTCTCTATTACTATCACTAATTTAATCAATAAACTTCATTCAAATTCTAATATAAATTTCAAGTATTCTATGCTCCCTATTAGTTATTATAACGAAAAGGATTATGTAGATACTTCCTTTAAGACGGCAAGTTCTGGTTATAGTTTAATACTGCCGGCGCTTGCTATGGGAATTAATCAAAAAGATTTAATTAATTTAAAAGATTTAGAAAATGATGTTTTGAACCTTAGAGAAAAATTAATCCCACCGGAGTCTTCTTATACACAGAGTGCAAACGAAAATCCGGTAGGTAGGCCAAGTAAAACCGAGGAAGAAAAATCTCCGAAGACTTTGGCCAATGAAAAATCATTAGACAATCAAACTCAAGGAGGCTCTGATTAAGAATGGATAAATTAATTAGAGAATTCCCCGTGACTGTCTATGGTAACTTAACCAAATATTCTGAGACGATTTCGAAAGCCAGATGTAGAATTTTTTATAGAGGGGCAAATAGAAATGGTACTTATATCACGGATGAGTTCGCTGAGAAGTTACTCAGTACCATTTCCTATTCTCCTGTAAAAGGAATTTTTGAGGAGTCTGAAAACGACTTTTCAGATCATGGTCAAGAAAGAGATATGGGCCGCATTTATGGTGTTGTGCCTGAATCTCCAAATTTTGCCTGGGAGAAGTTTGAAGATGAAGACGGAGTTGAAAGAGAATATGCCTGCGTGGATGTTTTATTATACACAGCCTTATATACTGAAGCTCAATCAATTCCAGGTAAATCCCAATCTATGGAACTTTATGCTCCTTCTATAAAAGGCTCGTGGGAAATAGTTGAGGGTAAGAAACTTTTTAAATATACTGATGGTTGTTTTTTAGGTTTACAAGTTTTAGGTGATACGGTAGAACCTTGTTTTGAGGGCGCCGCCTTCTTCACCTTATATGAGACTTTTGTTAAATTAACAAAAGAATTAGAAAAATTTGGTTATACGTTATCAAAGGATAGAGAAGAAGGAGGATTATTACAAATGAAAGTTAATTTTAAACTTTCTGACGCTCAAAAGCATGACGCTATCTTCTCTCTGTTAAACGATCTTTATAATGAAGAGAATGGTTGGGTTATAACTTATGCTATTTGTGATATTTATGATGAATATGCTGTTTGTTATAATTATGAAGCTCAACAGTTTGAAAGAGTCTATTACACCAAGGACGATGCGACTGATTCTTTAACTCTTGGTGATAGAGTGCGCTGCTTCATTGTTGATGTAACAGAAAAAGAAAAGATTGCTTTAGATGCGTTACAAGCATTAAATGGCGGCAATTTTGAATTAGTTGATGAAAAATATGAAAAAATTGCTGAGTATGAACAGAAAGTTGAAGAGTGCAATAATTCAATTGCTACTTTAGAACAGGAAAAGGGAGAGCTTTCTTCACTTTTAGAGGAAGCTAAGACCTCTCTGAGTACATTAGAAGAAGAAAATGCTTCGTTAAATTCTTATAAGAAAGAAATTGAAACTGCTGAAAAGGTGAAAGTTATTGACTCCTATGCTAACTTGCTTTCAGAAGATATTCTTGATAGTTTCAAAGAAAAGATCGAAGAGTATACTGCTATTGAGTTAGATAAGGAATTAGCTTATTCCTTAAAGCAAAACAATTTTTCTGCTTTCCAGAAAGAAGAACTCCAAGTTATTCCTAAGGATAATCCGGTAACTGGTATTGAAGCTATTTTATCTAAATACAAAAAATAATGGAGGAATAAAAAAATGGCTATTAATAGATTAACGAAAGATGGCTATGGTCAGTTAGAGCTGAACCAAGTCGCCTTCCGTCGTGATGGCCGCATCGAAGCACAATGCGCTTTAGATGCTACCGCTTTTGCTTCTGCTCCTGCGGAAAACGGTATGATTCTTTGCGTTGATGACGTAAGTCGTACCATTAAGCTGCCTACTTCTGCTAATATTGCGAAGTATCCGCTTGCTCTGAACTACAGTGCTGAGCATCTTTATGATGATCGTGCTCTTGGTTTAAAGAATTTTAAGTTAGGTGTCAATGATGGTTTCTATCCTCGTTTAGGCTATCTGGATATTGGCGATAAGTTCATCACCAATACTATCTGCTATGATACTACTACTTATGCCACTGAGGCTGCTTTAAAGACCGCTATTGCTGGTATTGGCACTACTCCGGTTTATGCAGTTCCTTATGAGGATGGTTATTGGAAGATTGTTGCTTCTAAGGCTGGTTCTGGTCTGTGCTGCGCCGTTATTAACGGTCCTGGCGCCGGCTCTATGCCTGATGGCCAGTATGGCGTGAAGCTGCAAGTTATCCAGCTTTAATTTTTGAGAAGGAGGGAAAAATAATGGCTACAATTGCTGAATTAAAAGAATTAGCTCTGCATGCTGCTAAAGGTACTGCGCCTTCCACCTTCTCTGTAGAAGATGTTAATGCTGCATTACGTGATGGCTTTAAAGAGCTTGCTGGTAATTACAACCAGTTCATGAAGAATCGTTATGATATTTATCAAATTATAATTGAAACCGTTGACGAAGTCGTTCCGAACCGTGTTGCTGATGCTGTTGGTATTTTTGCTGATGTTCGTCAGGCTCGTCAGGGCGAAAAAGTCATCTTCAGACAGCCTGTTGGTAAGGCTCGCGCTAAGAAGTTCTTAACTCGCGTTGGTCTGTCTGGTGTGTATGAGACATTCCGTCTTGATACCACTACTTTTGAACTGCCTGTTATGGCGATTGGCGGTGCTTGCACTCTCGATTTCGAGCGTATGCTTGATGGCGCCGAAGTTATGGCCGAGTATATGGATGTTATGACCGATGCTCTGACCGATTCTATTTATCTTGAGATTCAAAAGACTCTGCGTGCTGCTGTTAGCACCATTCAGCCGGCTGCTAATAAGTATGTTGGTTCTTGGAGCGCTGACCAAATGGTCCGTCTCTGCAACATTGTTAAGTCCTATGGCCAGGGCGCGACAATCTTTGCTCCTCCGGAATTCATTGCTGCTATGGGTCCCGATGCTATTGTTCCGGTTTCTGTTGGTACCGGCCAGGGCGTGTATCATCCGCAGGATATTGATAGAATTCACTATCAGGGTTATATCAACATTTTCCGCGGCAATCCGATTGTTTCTTTCCGTCAGTCCTATGTTGATGACGAGAACACCAAGGTTGCTATTGATCCGCAGTTTGCTTACATTCTGCCAACCGGTGGCGAGCGTATCGTGAAGGTTGTTCTTGAAGGTCAGACCCAGATCTGGGATTGGAAGAATAAGGATCAGTCTATGGAAATCGACCTCTACAAGAAAGTTGGTGTTGGCATTCTGTCTACTCGTAACTGGGCGATTTATCAGAATACTGCTATCACCGCTCCTCTGTATGGTGGTTAAGCCCTACGGTATATAAAAAATAAAGCGGGGGAAGGGGATTTCCCCTTCCCCTTATTTTTAAAAATTTTATGAGTGAAAAGGAGTAATAAAAATGGAAAACAAACAAGTTGAATTAGTAAGCACAATTGACGCTTATGTTGGTATTGATGTACCAGATTTACATTTAAAAAGACTTTGGGAGCGCAAGGGCGCGAAGAAGTCTATTCCGCTTGATGTCCTGCGCGAAGCTATTTATGATCCAAGTGTGGATTATCTTCTGCGTCAGGGTATTCTTTATATTAATGATTTAGATGTTAAGATTGAATTGGGCCTTGAGGAAGAAAGTGCAAGAGAACCTGGCGCGCAACTTAACATCCAACTTTTAAAAGATGAAGAAATGAATCGTCTTTTAAATATTGTTCCAATATATGACTTTAAAGCTAAGGTTAAGGAATTAAAAAAAGAACAACTCCAAACTTTAGTTGATTATGCAGTTACACATGAAATTACTAATTTTGAAAAGTGTGAATACTTAAAGGAGCTTACTGGGCAGGATATTATTCGTACTGTACAGTTAAATCATGACGAAAAGGAGGAATAAGCTATGACTCCTTATTGGAAGGTTTATGGTGCATTTTTATCTAAAACCTTAGAAGATGAATGGGGTCAATGGATGCCAGAAGAAACAGAAGCAGATATGCGGATGATTTTAGAAGGTGCTATTCCTTATTTTAAATTTCCAAGGGTTAGTTTAGAAAGGGATGAAGAAGGATTTGTTGAAGATTTAACGCCGCAAGAAATTCAAATTCTTTCTATTTATATGAAGTGTGAATGGTTAAATAGATCAATAATGACCTGGGAGAACGTGAAGCCATTATATGAGGAAAGAGACTTCTCTCAAGCTAATTTATTAGATAAATTAAAAAATACTCTTGAATATGAACGTACTAATGCTGCTAGATTAGAAGATTTTTATTATCGTTCAATAGATGGGAAGTCTTATAAATATAGTCAATTGGCTGGTTCTAATTAATGGAAGAATATATTGCTTCTATTAAAGAAGGTTATAATAATAAGTTAAGAAATAAGTTATTCGGGTTACTTTGTGAGTTTGAAAAAGGCCGCGAATGGGAAAAGTTTCTTGACTCGATTTTAATTGAACTTATGGGCTTTCCTGAAGAAGAGAGAACAATTAATTATTTCACACTTTGTCATAAAATTTCTACTTTAAGATATTTAAAGTATGAATATTTTCGTTCAACAATTTTTGATTGTATGGATTTATTAGGTAAGGAGGGATAATGTGGATAATAAACCTCCGATTAGTTATTATGACATCTATTTAAAAAGATTAAACCGATATGGTTTAAATTACCAAGAAAGAACACAGAAAAAGCGTGAGCGTGAATTTGAAGACTACATGCTTAAAAGTGTTTATTTAATTGATTTTGACTATTGCTGTGAAACTCATCCTGGTACTTTTGAAAGATATAAACAAGACGAGACTGAAACGTTACACTATCTTTTAACTAGAGTCAATCTTAATATGCCGGCGGGCACGGTTTTAATGTTACCAGATAAGGATGATATACGTAAGCCTTGGATGATTTGGTATATTGAAAGAATTAAAGCTAGTGGATATAATCGTTATATTATGTTAAGAATGACTCATTTTCTTACTTGGAAAGATCGTAGTGGAGAGACAAGAAAATCTTGGGCATATATGTATGGTCAAGAAAATAATATGTTAAAAGATGAACTACAATCTCGTAGCCGTATGGATACTAGATATACAGAAAATTTAAAACTTAGTTTTTTTGTAATGCCAACTACCCCATATATTCGCAAGGATGATTATTTAGAAGTTGGAAAAGGCTTATTACAAGAATCTTATCGCGTTACTGGTTATGATATTCAATCTACCGAAGGGGTCGAATACGTAAGTGTTGATCCAATTTATAAATATGATTTGACACCGCCGCCGGAAGAGCAGTCTGGAGATAATCCAGAAGACTTCTACTGGCTTAATGGAGGTGGCACAGAGTAATGGGAGTTAGAAACTGTCGAGATATAGGAGAAAATCTTCAGAAGATTTGTAAAAGATTGATGGCTAATGATAAGTTAGTAAATCTTTTATATTTTACAGACAAAGATCCTATTAATCATGAACCACTTACGGAAGATAAAAAGAAGGAATTTATTTTTGAGAAACTTATAAAAATTGTACCTCGACTTGGCGCAGAAGAAAAAGAACTTGCTACTTCAATAATTTCAATTCGTGTAGTGCGTGGGCGCCAGAATTCTGAAAATTCAGAATTTAAAGATATGATAATTGAAATTGAAACTTTTGTCCCTTTAACTCAATGGATTATTAAAGATTCTAATTTACGTCCTTTTGCTATAATGGGTGAAATCCAAGAAAGTCTTAATGGAAAGACTATTAATGGATTAGGTAAAATGGTTGGCGGGGATTTTGACTTACAATTTTTATCTGAAGAAATATCTTGTTATGTGCAGATGTTTTATATAACTAGTTATGAATGATACTGTAGCTTTTTTAGGATTACCAAAAGATTTTAAGAAAAAATTTTTAGTTTATCCGCCAACAGTTAAACAAGTTGTTGGTAATCCAAATTTTAATCAATATAGAACACTTTTAACAATTTCACAAGAAGAATTAGAAGATGTTTTCATTAAAAATAATAAAGAAAAAGGTTTTAGTGACTATGATAAGTTTAAGGTTCCTACTCCATTTGAATATTTAATGGCAAACAGTTATCACAATAAACAAGTTGAACAAATTGCTAAAGAAGCTTTTTATTTTTTCACTAAACAAACAGTTACTTTTCTATATGAAGAAGGTTTAATTTTAATTGGAGATTTAGAGGATGAATTAAAGCGAGTTGGAAAGCATTTAGACTCTCTTATTTTTTTAAAGTCGGATGAATTTTTTGAATTTCAAAATGCAGTAAGAGAATCTCTTGGAGAAGATGCTATCGAGCCTCCTGATCCAACTCTTCATCCAAAAATTCGTAGAATGAAAGCTTTGGCGCGTTATAGAGATAAAATAAAAGCTAAAAAAGGAATGGGAATCAGTTTACAAACTACTTTGGTTTCAATTTGTTGTATGGGAATAGGAATTACTCCACTTAATATTGGAGAGTTAAGTTATGCGTCTATTTCTACATTAATGAAAACTTATCAAGAAAAAGAAAAGTATGAAATTGATGTGAGAAGTTTACAAGCTGGCGCAGATTCAAAAAAAGTAAAACCAAAATATTGGATTAGAAACTTAGATAAATAAAATTAGGAGGCTATAAAGAATGAATATTCTTGATAGATATGGTATTAAAGAGGTCGCCGACGTTACCTTCTATGACATCAATGCTGATGGTAGTCCTAAGCGTCCTGTTTTATACTTAGATACTTTAAAAGTTACTACTATTGAGCAAACAGCTGAAGAGACTGAGGCTCGCGGCGGTAAAGGTAATGCTGCTCTGATTGCTTGGGACTATGGTAAGGAAATCAATGTTACCATTGAGGACGCTTTGTTCTCTGCTAAGTCTATGGCTATTATGTTTGGTAATGGTACGGTTACTGAGTATACTACTACTACGGGAACCGGTGCTTCTAATGCTTTTATTATGAAGACTGAGCAGTTTACTGCTACTGCTACCACTTTACCTGATGGTACAGAAGATGCTTCTGGTTGGAAGGTTAAGTTTGAGGCTCCAGATGGCAAACTTTATACCAAGTATAATCCGAAGTTCTTTAGCGCGACCGGTGAGACTCCTTCGGCTTTAGTCGTTGGGCAGACTTATTTCTGCTCTTTTGATATTAAAGTTAATGGTGCGGTTATCGACATTTCTGCTAGTTCCTTCCCTGGAACCTACTATGTAACTGGCGATACCTTTGCTCGTTCTGAGGCAACTGGTAATGATGAATTCTTCCAGTTCATTATTCCTAAGGCTAAAGTTCAGTCCGAAAATACTATCACTCTTGAAGCTGAAGGCGATCCTTCTGTTTTCAATATGAACCTGAAGGTTCTGCGTCCTGCTGATGGTGTTATGATGAAGCTTGTTAAGTATGAAATGGCTGAGACTGGTACTAATAAGACTGCGGCTGATACTGGTCTGTATCACAACCATTACTTAGATCCGAAGGCTTCTAGTGCCACTATCAATAGTGATACTCAGACCGATGCTACTTAAATAAGAAAAAAGGGGTGGATGGCTGGTGCTGTCCACCCTTTTTCTTTTTAGGAGGAAGAAATGGAAAACGAATTCTCTCTTAAAGAATTGTACGACGTCTTTTTAAAAACTACTTATCCTATGGAGATTGCAGGAAGGCAATTTCAAAAAGGAGAAACACTTTGTGTATTTGATAAAATTCAAATTTCACAATTTAATGAGAAAAAAGTTGTAGTTACTGCACATGGTGGTTTTGAAGATAGAGATAGAGTTTTTTGGGAAAGTACAAAAGATGTAGAGTTATCTTTTTCCCAAGGGATTTTTAATCACTTACAATTTGCCTTATTAGTTAATGCACAGTTAATTTATACTGCACCGCAGTCCTCAATTAAAGTCCCAATTCAAGAAATTCTGGAAAGTAATGAAAATAATCAATTAACTCTTTCAAAAGTTCCTTGTGGCAATCCTTTCTTTTATAAGAAGGATACAGGTGAAAAAGTTCAATTGAATTTAGTTGAGGAAAATACATATTCTGCATTAGAGCCATATGAGGAGTATATTTGTGATTACTATTATGATTACAACGATGGCGCACAGTTTGTAACTATTGGAAATCAATTGATTAATGGGTTCCTTCGTTTAGAAGGAAAAACGCGAGTAAAGGATGATATTACAGGCAAGACAAGAACCGGAATTATAGAAATTCCAAAATTAAAATTAATGTCTGGTTTATCTATGCGGTTGGGGAAAAATGCGAATCCTGTTGTGGCTAATTTTAAAACAATAGCTGTACCAGTAGGAACAGGAGGACTAAGTACTGTAATTAATATCTTTTTCCTCAATGATGATATAGATAGTGATATGTAATAAAAGTCAGCATTAATTTTAATGATTAATGCTGATTTTTTTATTAGGAGGGAATAAGATGGCGGATAAGCGTTTTAATTTGGTTTTTGATGTAGACGCTAATATAGGGCCGATTAAAAACGCCGTCAGTGGATTACAGAGCGCTTTAAATAAAATTAATGTCCCTGATAGTTTTAAGAAAAACTTAGATTCTACATTTACCAAATTAAGTAGCGAAATTGAAAATTTTGAGGCAGTAGCTAGTAAAGGCTTTACTAATATGGCGGATATTGGTAAAGCAGAAAGATCTTTTAGTAAAATTACTGATTTATTAAGTAAATTACGAATTCAGACAAGTCAATTAAAAGGAATAGATCCTAATAAATTTTTACCTCAAGAAAACATTAAAAAGGTTCAAGAATTACAAAAATCTTGGGGAAAATTAAAAGAACAAATTGAAAAGGGAACGGGTAATTCTGCAGAAATTACTAAACAAACTCAAGAATTAGAAAAGCAAAGAAAGGCTGCTGATGATTTACAAACTAGCTATGATAGCTTAAAGACAAAAAATGAAAGCCTTAGTAAAAGTAAACTCGATTTATCAACAAAATTAGAAGACGCTCGTAACCGTGCAAAGGAAGTCGTTGCTGCAATGACCGAACTTGAAGGTCAAAAAGGTGGAAAGACTTCTGCAAAATATAAAGAACTTTCTGGTGAATTAAGTGCTTTAAATGCAACAATTAGAACTAATGATCAAGAATTTGCAAGATTAAATAATACAATTCAAAGAAATGAAGCTCAATTAGATAGTTATAATACGCAGATACAAGCAACCAAAGGCACTATTACAGATCTTGAAGGCACTATAAAAGCTTTAGAAGCTTCTGCACAACAAACTCCCGAGGGTCTTGATGAATTAAGAGAACAGCTTGCCGAATTAAAAAATGTTGATATTAATGAAATTCCTGCTGATATTGACCAAATTGGAGAAGAAATAGCATCTTTAAATATAGAACAATTAAGAAAACTCAGTGAAGATCTTGGTGTTGCAGAAACAGCAGCGCAAGGATTAGAAGATCCGTTACATACCGCGGCGGATGCTCTTGGAGACGTTGTTCAACAAGGCTCTGGAATTAATCAGCGCGCCCGTGAGATGGAGCAGCTTGCGAACCAAGTAAAGCAATTTTTCTCAATTGGCAATACTGTTCAACTTTTTAAGCGTTCAATTAAATCTGCTTTTGATACGATTAAAGAATTAGATGCTGTTATGACACAAACTGCAGTGGTTACTAAGTATACTGTTGCAGATATGTGGTCACAGCTTCCAGAATATACAAAAAGAGCTAATGAACTTGGCGTTTCAGTTAAAGGCGCGTATGAAGCTGCAACTTTGTATTATCAACAGGGTTTAGATACAAATGAAGTTATTGGTGTCAGTAATGAAACCTTAAAAATGGCAAAAATTGCCGCCATTGATTATGCGACAGCTACTGACTATATGACTTCAGCACTTCGTGGCTTTAATATGGAAGTTAACGAAGATTCAGCTCGAAAAATTAATGATATTTATTCTCAATTAGCTGCAAAGACTGCTGCAGATACAGAAGAAATTTCAATTGCTATGTCAAAAACTGCCCCTCTGGCACATAATGCCGGCATGGAAATTGAAACGACTGCGGCGCTTTTATCTCAGATGATTGAGACTACTCGTGAAGCTCCAGAGACTCTTGGTACGGCAATGAAAACTGTTATTGCTCGTTTCCAAGAATTAAAGAAAGACCCAGCATTAATTGAGCCTATTGATGGTGAAATAGTTGATGCTAACAAGGTTGAAGCTGCCTTAAGAACGATTGGAGTTTCTTTAAGAGATACAAGTGGTCAGTTTAGAGATTTAGATGATGTTTTTCTTGAAATTTCTCAAAAATGGGATTCTTTAGATACTAATACACAAAGATATATAGCTACTATTGCAGCTGGTTCTCGTCAGCAGTCGCGTTTTATCGCTATGATGGCGAATTATAGCAGAACAACCGAATTAGTAGCTATGGCAAACAATGCGGCTGGTGCGAGTCAAGAACAATTTGAGAAGACTCTTGAATCCATGCAAAGTAAACTCGATCGTTTACATAATGCTTGGAATGAATATACAATGGGTTTAGCTAACAATCAGATTATTAAAACTGTAATTGATTTGTTAACTGGATTTTTAAATACTATTAATAAGATTAGTACGGCCTTATCTGGTGACAAAGGAATCTTTAAAAGCTTTTTTGATATTGCTTTTTTAGTTGCTGGTTTAAAGTTAGCTAGAGCAGCATTTAATGGATTTTTTGGATGGTTGGTTAATACGGGGCAAAAAACAGGTAAGGAAAGTGGTCAACAGTTAACCAAAAATTTTGCCCTTCAATTACGAGCCTTAGATAATCAAACTAAAAATGCTGCGAAAAATATCTCCGCTGGATTAAAAGAAGGATTAAAAACTCTTAATTATAATGATGTTATAAAACAGTTTGATGGTTATACAACCGAAGTTCAAAAAAAATTAATGGCGGCAGCGCCACAAATTGGGCAATCTTTTATAAATGATTTTAAAGCTTCAATAGGCTATGATGCATTAAATGCAGAAGGAAAAGCAGATGCTGAAGCATATATTAAAGCTTTCCAACAAGAATTAAATAAAGGTGAAATTAAAAATGCCATTCAATTATTACAAGTTGGAGCGCAAGATATTGGTAATGTTGATTTAACTCTTTCACAAAAGTCAATTAATACAATGTTAACATCGCTCGGTGCGATGGGATCTAAAATTAGTAGTGTTGGTAGTGCTTTTACGCAATTTGGTTCTATTTTAAGTAATTTAGGGTTAGAAGGAATAGGCAATGCATTTTCTAAAATAGGTACAATTTTAGTATCTTTAGGTGGTATAGTTTCTTCTTTAATTCCTTTGATTACTGGTGGTTTAGGGGCAATTAAAGCTGCTTTAGTACCTTTATTACCAATATTAACACCTATTTTAGTTGCAATAGTAGCAATAGGTGCTGCATTTGCAGTATGGAAAATAAGTCAGTTAAAATCCCTTGAAAACCAAATGAAGGCCACTGAAGAGTCTACTAAACGGGCGAAAGAGGCTGCGGAAGAAGCTAAAAATGCTTATGACCAACTATTAAATGATAAATCTGGTTATGATGAAACTCAGCAAGCTTTAAAAGATTTAACATATGGCACTCAAGAATGGAAAGAAGCTTTAATTGAAGCGAACCAACAGGTTTTGACTTTATTACAAACTTATCCTGAATTAATGAAATATTTAGGTAAGGGTGAATATGGTCAACTTACAATTTCTGAGGAAGGTTGGCAGGCCGCGATAGATGCCCAACAAAAGATTGTAACAAGATCTCAAGGCGCGGTGGCTCAATCTCAACTTCAGCAAGGTAGATTACAAGAGAAAGTTTTAGATAGAAATTTAGCTAAAAATTTCCAATATACTGCATATACTTCTGAAGGACAGGCTTATACTACTACTGATACTCAAACACAACAAAAAGTAAAAGATTTAGTAGCTAGGAGTCTTTCTGATGGTGAATTAGATGCTGCCTTACAAGATTTAGCAAATGATTCTAGATGGACTAAAGAAGAATTAGAAAGTGCAGTACAAGCAGTAATAGAATACAATAATGCCATTGACCAAAATCAACTTGAAATGCAAAATGCCGCGAAGGCATTTTTGACTTCAGCTTTAACTACTGAACATATGGATCAAGTTGGCCAAGATGTAGCTGGAAATATTGTCAATGCTTTTAGTGATAATTTAGTTAAAACCTCTGAAGCTGAAATTAATTCTCTTTCTCAAGAGATAAAAACCAATCAGGGAGAGAGAGATAAATTAGCTAGTGAATTAGGCGTTGTATTAGGTGGCAATGCTAAAAATCAGTTAAATCAGCTTTATGCAGCCTTAAGTGGTCAAACACTTGAAGATGTAAAAGCTATGAAATTAAGCAAAGATCAACTTGCAAAAGAAATAGCTAAATATCAAAATGGTGAAAATATTAATGAAAAGATGAATGACTTCGCGGAATCTTTTACTAATTTAGCTAAAAACACTCAAAAACAAGTTAATTTAGCTATGTCAGAAGGCGCAGAATATATCTCTGGTATGGCCGAAGAGGCTAATTTAGACTTAGAAGATTCTGAAATAGAAGCCATTGAAGCTGTATATGGCAGCTTAAAAGAATATGCTGCGGCATATGCTAAAGCAGTTGAAAATGGTAAGGTAGAAATAGAAGAAGCTAAACAACCTTTAAAAGATTTAAATATAATTAATGATAGCTTTGGAACTGGATTAAATGCTGGTGCAATTTCTGGCTTAACTTCTCATTTAATGGAAGTTTTTGAAGTATCTGGATCTGCTGCAGCATCTACATTAGCCGATGTTATTCAAACAACGTTAGAAGGAATGGATACTGAGCAGGCAGCTGAGTTTGCTACTGCCTTAAATGGTATTGATTGGTCTAGTGCTGAATCTATTGAAGGGTTGAGCGATCAATTAAAGCAATTAATCAAAGATGGTGCGATGTCTGAAGATGAAGTTGACGCTTTAGAAAAACAAATTGTCCAACTTGCTAAAGCTGCGCGCACTGTTGATTTAGAAAAAGTTGCTGAACAAATTAAAAATTTAAGTAAAATTCAATATAATATTAATAAAGGTGAGCAAGATTCAAATTTCTCTGAAGCTGATTATAAAGCTTTAATAGATGCTGGCGTTGCAAGTGCTGGAGATTTTGTTTATAATCTTGCTACAGACTCTTGGACTTATATCGCAGGATCAATGGATGATTTAAGTGGAGCAATTGGCGATAATACTAATGCTTTACTCGGATTAGACAGTTTAAAAAGTGGTGTAAGATCTTCAGAAGCCGCTGTAGTAGTAAGAGAAGAATATCAAGGAATAAATACTAGTAGTAATACAGAATTATTTAATGCTATTCAATCTTATATGCAACGAGCTGGAGAAGATAATAAATTAGTTTCTCAAGATTGGTTAACAGATAATGCTAATGATGTTGATGCTTTATTAGCTAAATGGAAAGAAATTCTTGGAGAAGCTTATGCTTTAGAAGAAAGAAAGGTACAAACTGGACAAGTAGAAGCCCAGGGGCAGCAAATTCAACTTCAAAATAATACTACACAAGAAAATGCTCAATTAGCTATTGGTGGAGACCAAAATGCTCTCGCAGCGCTACAGGCGCAGGCGCAGGCTGCGGGTGTAGTAAAAGATGTTTATAATGAATTAACTACAGCAATACGAGAAAAAACTGGCGCTGAACAAGAGGCCGCGATCCAAACTTTAGCTGAAGTAACTGCTGCATATCAAGAGGCACAAGCTTGGGGATTAGATAGTGAACAATTAGGTTTTTATGCTAATCAATTACAATTAGCTTATCCCGGTATGACAGAAGATGCTGCTGCGAGAATCGCGTTAGCTAATACTTTATTAAATACTGGTTTGGCAGAAGTTATGAGTTCCTATGATAGTTGGGTAGGATTAATTGATGAATCTTCTGGGTTAATAAAAATTGAAACTAACGAAGATGCTGAAGCTTTTGATAATTTAAAAAAGTCTGTTAGTAAAATGGTTGGGGCTTCAGAAGATTTGTCAGATGCATTCTGGCAAAACGCCAAAAATATTAATGCTGTCAAAAAAGCTGCAGAAGGTGATTTAGAAGCAATTGAAGAACTTCAAAAAGCAGCTTCGAAAGACTATTTAATGAATATAGATTTTGGCGTACATACTGAAGAAGCACAAGCAGCTATTGAAAATTTTTATAATTATCTTGATGAAATTGATTTACCACAATTAGAAGCTGGAGTTCAGTGGGATGGAACTGGAGCTACCGAATTTATTAATGCTTTTAATGATATGGCATCAACTGCAAATTTAACAGCTGAACAAATTCAAGAAGCTGTACATCGTATGGGATATGATGCTAATATTACTTATGTAGAAGATACTCGACAGGTTCCTGTTGAACATACAAAAAGAGTAATTGATGCATATGACCCTAAAACTGGTGAAGCAATTGAATGGCATACTCAAAGTTGGACTGAAGGAACTGAACCTATTACTGGTATGTTTCCTGTGGTTGAAACATTAACTTCTACCGGTTCTGGTGGTGGTGGAGTATCAGTTAATAATAAAAAAACTGGTTCTGATAATGCCAAAAAAGCTGCCGGCGGAAGTGGTGGCGGAGGAGGCGGTGGTGCCTCAAAAGAAGAAGAGCCTTGGGAAAATCCCTATGACTGGCTTTATAATTTAACTAAAAAAATAAATGCAGAACTTCGCGTTCGTGAAAAATTAGAACGTCGCTATCAACGCCTTTTAAAAACTTATAAAGGTTCTGGCGCAGAAATAAGTCAAATTACAAAAGATGAAATTGCTTCTCTTGAAAAACGCAAGAAGCTTCAAGAAGAAATGTTAAAGCTTCGAGAAAAAGAACTTAGAGATTATCTTGCCGCGAATGCAGAAATGCAAAAATTTGCTACTTATGATTGGAATCTTAAGCAAATTCAAATTAATTGGGAAGCAATCAATGCTGTTACAGATAAGGATGAAGGGGCGGCATTAAAAGAGTTTATTGATAAATTAGAGGAAATTCATAGTTCTATGGAAGAAGCAGAAGACGCTATTGAAGATATCAGTGATGAAATAATTGATATTAGAGAAAGGGGTCGTCAAGAGTACCAAGATCTAGAAGATCGTGTACTTGATGCTTTAATTGATGAACAACAAGATCTGATTGATGAACAAGAACGAATTTACGATGCAATTAATGATGCTGCTTCTGATTTAATGGATGCTATTTCCAAAAATATTGAAAAAATTCGTCAAGATCGTCAAAATGAAGAAACTGAAACCTCTCTTGCTGAAAAAGAGCGCCGTCTTGCTTATTTAAGACAAGATACAACTGGTTCAAATGCCCTTGAAATTAAAAAACTTGAAGATGAATTAAATAAAGAAAAACAAAACTATACAGACACTTTAATTGACCAAGGATTAAATGATTTAAAAGAACAAAATGATGTTGCTGCAGAGCAACGCGAAAAGCAGATTCAATTAATGCAATCTCAATTAGATTGGCAGCAAGAAACTGGATATTATGTTAATGAAGCTACTAGAATTGTAAGGGAAGGTTTGGGGCCAAATGGCGTAATTGATCAAAGCAGTAGAATGTATAAATTACTTAGTATACAAGAGGGTTTACCTTCAATGAGTAATGCTTCACGGGATCAATGGAACAATGATCTTGCCAATTCAGTCTCATTAGCCTTTAGGTGGCTACAAGATGAGCTTGGTGGAACTGGAGGCTCACAAGACCCTGCTAATCGTGATATAATGGCAGAAATGAGAGCGCAGTCTGATAAGGGTAGAACTGTAAATGGTGATATGGGAGAACTCCAACGACTAGAAAATGAGCGAAATCAAAAGATTAGGGATACTGGGGTTCAAGATACTTGGCAAGAAACCGCTATGGTTAGCAATTATAAAAGAGGCAAGAGTAGCTATAATAAGAATACTGAAAGTAGTACAGATTGGATGGCATTAATTGATCAGGCTATGGATAACAGTAATTGGGAAGATGCTTTCTTTTATGCTGGGAAACGAGATGCAAAAATTGAGCAAAATACTGTTGGCGCAAGTTATGCTTCTGATTTTACTTTTGATATAGTATTTGATGAATGGTATAAAAGAACTGGTAGTCATACCTTTAAAACCGGTGGCTTAGCTGATTTTACTGGCCCTGCTTGGCTTGACGGTACTAAATCTAAACCAGAAATGGTTCTTAATGCTAAAGATACTGAAAACTTCTTACAATTAAAAGATATTCTTTCAAATCTTAGGATGTCCTTTAGTGGTTCGAAAGGCGCACTTGGCGGCGACTGGTATTTTGACATTGACATTAATGTTGGCGAAATTGCTAATGATTATGATGTTGATCAATTAACAGAACGTGTTAAACAGTCTATTTATACAGAATCTACTTATCGAAATGTAAATGCTATAAACTTTTTGAAATAACCTATAAAAAAGTTACTTAGTAGTAGGCGGTCAATCGGCCGCCTACTACGGAAAAGGAGTTGAAAAAATGAGTGCGATAAAAGGCGATTTTATGGGATTTACCTTTAATGGGGTTCATTCTAGTGAGCTTGGATTAACTCGAGTTAGTGATAATAGTCGCTATGCAGAGAATTTATTTCCGACAATTCAAGATAAAACTGTGCAAGTGCCGGGCGCTGACGGGACTTATTATTTTGGCAGTTACTACACTCAGCGGCCGATCAATATATCTGTTGCTTTTGATAATATAAGTGAAGAGCAACTTCAAAACATAAAAAAGATTTTTGGTGATAAGAAAATTCATAATTTAATTTTTGATGAAGCACCTTATAAAGTTTATAGAGTTAAATCTACTGGAACTCCAAATTTAAAATATGTTTGTTTTAATAAAGGACCAGATGAATTTGATAGAGATTATCAAGATAATCTAAAATATGAGACAAAGGAACAGCTTTATGGGGTCAGTGCCGTATCTCCATTTGGCCGTATTTATAAGGGAGAAGGGCAATTAAATTTTGTTTGTTATAATCCTTTCGCGCAGAGTCGTTATAAATATATTAATGATTATACAATTCAAAATATACCAGAATGGGGTCCGATGGATAATTCTTCGGCTAATAGTGTTCATTATAATCTATATGATTGGGTTAATAGTATAGGATTAAAGAAAAATAATGCTTTAAAAACAATTAATAGTACTTCATATATGATTGATAAGGTACAAGATAGCGGGGTCGCAGTTTATAATCCAGGTAATTTACCGGTTTCCTTTAATTTAATTTTTGATTTTACAGGAACTCTTGAAAATTGTTTACTTAGTTCTAATAGTAATGAAGATTTTGAAGGACATTTTTTAAGAATTGAAAATATCTCTTTAAAAGAAAATTCTTTAGGAGAAGAAGATGATGCTATAAGAATTAATGGTAGTTTAAATTTAATTGAAGGAATGAAAAGAGAGGCAATTGAAGTAATAGATACTTATGGAAAAAGTCCGATTGCTGAAAGATGGTGTGAACTTGAAAATGGAAGATATGCTTTCAGCACACAAACTACTCCTCAATTAGGAGTTACTTATTATGAATTAACTTATACCCAAACTGGTACAATTTATAATGAATGTATTTCTCAAGGTGACTTTTTTAAAATACCTGTTACTTCAGATTTACTTTTTTTACCTATTACTTGTACTGGTAATACGTTAAATAATCTTTTAGGTTTTATCAATTATAATTATTTATATTATTAAGGAGGGTACAAAATGAGCGAAATATTAAAAAAACCTTATAAAATTACCCTCTGGAAAGATAGAAATGTTTATATTGTTAATGGAGAAAGAAAATATTTTATTGAAGAAAATGATATAGTTCAAAATCAGTGGCTAGAAGAGGTTTGTATAGCTACTATTGGCTCTAATACAATGGACTCATTAGTGCGCGCATTTGATCCAGTTTTGACAGAAGAATTAAATGGAAGTAAAATTTTCACTTTTACCATGTATTCTAGATATTGGGACGATGAAGCTGAAGAATTTAAAGATAATCCTTTTATTAAATTATTAGTAAATGAAAGAAAAGTTAAATTAAAATATGATACAGAATGGTATGATTTTGTTATAAAACAAATTCAAGAGAATTCTGAAAATTATATGTATACTTATACTTGTAGAGATTTATTTATTAACGAACTTGGTAAAACTGGATACGAAATTGAACTTAATACTGAACTTCAAAATAATATGGGTACTGTTGTACAGTTGGCTAATTCAATTTTAGAGGGTACTGATTGGCAAGTTGATGAAGATAATACAGAGCTTCTAATACAAAGAAATAAAGAATCTTTATATATATATGAATTACAAAATACAATTACTGCGACTGATATGTTAACAGATACTGATTTAACAATTTTAGCTGGTCAATTTATTTATATTTTTTATTCTTGTAAAGCTAATAGGGAATCTAATCTACAGTTTTTATATGTCCCTGGACAAGTAACTACAGTAGATGAAGCTAAAAAACTTTATAAAATAGACGAAGATGGTTTTATAACTAACAGTTCCAATTGGCAATGGACTATTACTGGTAATATCGAAGATTTTTATGATAATGTTAAAGTTCCTGCTCAATATTTTGGCAATAAAATTATTCAACGACAGGAAATGAAATACATTCCTGAAATTGGAGAAACTTGTACAGTTTGGATTAATAATCAAGATGAAAAAGAATATTATTGTTATACTGAACTAGAATACGCTTCAGTCGCAGAAATTCAAAATATGTTAAGTAATTCAGAAGATTTTATTACTTCTAATGGTTGGAGTGCAGTAAGTGATAACGACTTTGTAACTGTTGATTCTAATGCTGCGAATTTAGGAAACACTTATTATACAACTTTGCCAGGAAGTGGAATGGCTTCTACCGTTAATCCAAAAGCTTCTGGATATTATGAAGTTATTAATGGAAAATATACATTAACAGAAGACACTAATCCTAATAGTAGCAAAACTTATTACTCTGCTAAAATTCAACGCACTTTAAAAATAATAGGTAGTGTTAGAAATAGTGGTTTTTATGATAATCGAGGTATTTTAGCCCCAAATGGTTTTATTTTAGGAGAACCCTATACTTTTGTTATAAAAACTAGTCCTCAACTTAGTCTTCAAATTAGTGTTATTGCAAAACACAGAGAAGGAGCTTCAAAAGATAAAACTATTTTTTCTGCTTCTGGCGCCGGAACTGACGGAACGGGAATTTTAAGTGGGTATAAAGTTTTTAATTTAACTTGTCAAAATACAATTAGCTATCAAACTTTAGTGGCTGATTATTCTAATATTATTTTTACTTTAAGTGTTGGTAATAATACTATTCAATTATTTGATATTAAGTTTTTTAAAACACGATATGACGGAGAAGGTAATTTAATAGTTCCCGATCTTCAAACTGATAGTAATTCAATTATTAAAACTAGATATAATTTTTTCCCTGTAGATACTGATTTAAGTAATGTTTTTGGAAAAGATTATTTACCAATTTCTTATACTAATTTAAATACAGTCGGTTATACACCAATAATGGTAGAAGATTATGCTAAAGTTACTTCAATAACTGGTTCAAAATCAAATCGTTTTAATTTAATTCAATCTCTCTGTGAGGCTTTTGAATGTTGGGCAAAATTTACAATTGAACATGATGAAATTGGTAGAATTATTTATGAATATATTCCGCTTTTAGATGAATCTGATTTTAAAGTAGGGGCACGTTATTATATAAAAGGAAGCGGGACTTCAACTAAAGAAGATTCTAATTTTACAATTGTTTCTGAACCAGTAAGAAGTAATTGGAGTAATTATTATAGAAAAAGTTATCATAAATATGTTATTTTTAAAGAATATATTGGAGATGATAATTTTGTTGGATTCCGATATGGAATTAATTTAAAATCAATTCAACGTAATATAATATCAGATCAAATTGCTTCTAAGGTAATTGTTCAACCAAATACTAATGAGTTCGCGCCAAATGGATCTTGTACAATTCAACAGGCTTTTTTAAATCCAACAGGTGAAAATGCTCTTTATAATTTTCAGTATTTTATTAATCATGGCTTACTTGATGAAAGATCACTCTATGATGATTTATATGGTACAAATGGTGGGCTAGGTCTTTATATTAATTTAAAAGAATGGAATTTAGAAGCTGCGCCTCTAATTGAAGAATTAGCTAATTTAGGAATTACATTAAATACATTAGAAAGCAGACAAATTATTTATTCAACACTTTATGATGAAGCGGTTAAATTAAGAGATGAAGCAATAAAAGAATTAGCTTCTGCCGGATATGCTGGAGTCGCCGCGAATGCTAATGTAAATGATTATATAAAAAGTTTAGCACAAAAAAGAGATAGTTATTCTTCTACTATTTATCATTATAATGATGAGAAAGAAAGAAATGGATCGTTATTAAACAGTTATCGTATAAAATACATTAATCGTGCTGAAATTCTTGAAGCAATTACTAATAAAAAGCAAGCTTTAGTAAATGATTTCCAAAAGAAGTATTTTTCTTTTATCCAAGAAGGTACTTGGACTTCTTCAGATTATTGGAATCCAGATCTTTACTTTCAAGCCGCAAATATGGTTTTATATACTTCTTCTTTTCCACAAGTTTCTTATACAATTAATGTATTAGAATTAAGTGAAATAGAAGGATTTAAAAATTATAAATTTAAAATAGCTGATAAAACATATATTGAAGATGTAGAATTTTTTGGATATGATAGAGAAAAACGACCATATAAAGAAGAAATTGTTATTTCTCAAATTAAATATAATTTAGATGATCCATCTCAAAATACTATAACAGTCAGGAATTATAAAACTCAATTTCAAGATTTATTTCAGAGAATTGCCGCAACTTCGCAATCTTTACAATATAATGAAGGGGCTTACAATAGGGCAGCAAGTGCTGTTAATGGTGATGGAACTATTAATTCAGTATTGCTTCAAAATAGTTTGAGAAATAATGAATTAGTAATTAAAAATGCTAAAAACCAATCTGTTATTTGGGATGATACTGGTATTACAATTAGTAACTTTAAAAATGCTAATGAAATAGTTAGATTAACTAGTGGTGGTATTGTTTTAACTAATGATGGAGGACAAAGTTGGACAACCGGTATAACTGGTAATGGAATTAATGCAGATGTTGTTACTACTGGTAGATTAGATACGAATAGAATAAGAATTTTTAATAGCAATATGCAACAATCCTTTGAATGGAATGATAAAGGTATTAATGCTTTTATGTGGGAAGGATTGCGTGAATCTGGCACAGTTAATTATGGACAATTTGTTAGATTTGATAGATATGGTTTATATGGATATAAAGGTGGAGACGCAAACTGGGATCCAGATATTGCTGATAGCGGCGTTGTCGGAATTAGTAAAGTAATAAGAGATTCTACCTTTTCTTTAACTTGGAAAGGACTACATTTTAATTTACCTAGTGGGCAGAATTTTGAAATTGTTGTTAATCCTTCTGGTAATCCAAAAACCCAAGGATGGTATGAATATGATACAACAAATAATAATTATAAACTAACTTCTGATACTAGTGTCCAAACTGGAAAAAATTATTATACTAACAATGACACAGTTATCAACATAAATGATAAGTTTAAAGTAGATGGAGCTGGTAATGTAACTGCTACCAATGGCGTTTTTAGCGGTACTATTTATGCTACTGATGGTAGTTTTAGTGGTGAAATTACTGCAACGACTGGTCGATTTTATGGAGATGTTTATCTTGGGGACTCAGGTTCGACAACTTTACAAGCTACTTTAACTAAAATTAATAATACAGCTACACAAGCTTCTAATGCTGCACAAGCAGCGACATCTGCTTCTCAAGCAGCGACATCTGCTTCTCAAACAGCGACAACTGCTTCTCAAACGGCGACGGCTGCCTCTCAAGCTGCGACTCAGGCGGTACAAGGTTTAGCAGCTAAATTAGATAAAAATGGCGGTGCTGGTTATGGATATATTGATTATGCATTTGGCAATGGAACAAATTATGACGGATATGGAGTGGCTATAATTGCAACTAATACTTCTGGTAGTGAGGTAAGTAATATAAAAGCTACACGTAATGGCTCAGGAATGAAGTCGGGTAGTTCACAGATATATGTTTTAAATTCCGGATATGCAAGATTAATTAGTTCTAGAATAGAAGCGACTGCTGGAAATTATTCTCTTTACACTACTACTAATGGGATATATTTTCATATAAGCGATGAATGGTTTAGACTTGGTGTTAGTAATGGATATTTTGTTGCATTTTCTGAAAGTCCTTAATGAAATTTGACTTCTTCTCAAAATTCCTATATAATATAATTAGAAAAAATAAAGGAGTCGAATTAAATGAAACTTAAATTTTCCGACCTTCAATCTTTTTCTGATTCTTATTTAGAACTTAAAGATGAAAAAATGCCAATTAATATTGCTTTTCAACTTTCTCAAATCTCAAAAGCAGTTTCTGAATGTATACAATTTTACCAAGAAAAAGCTTCATATTATTTTGAACAATATGCAGAAAAAGAAGGAGACAATTACAAATTTACTTCTGATGGAACTGGTATAATATTAAAACCTGAAATAGCAAATGAAGGACGTCAAAAATTTAAAGAACTTGATTCTTATGAATTCCCGCTTGAAGTAAAAAAAATAAAGCTTTCTTCATTAAATGATTTAAACCTTTCTCCTTCTGTATTAACAGGATTACTTCCATTTATTGAAGAAGATGAATAAAAAGAAAAGACCTCATCATTTCGATGAGGTCTTCTTTTATTCCCAAATTTCTATTTTTGGCTTTTTAGATTGCGTTATTGCATAATGACCAATACCGATGGCATCGGCGCAATCATCTGAGACTGTAACATCATACCATTCTTTTATTTTAAGTTGCATTGATCGTTTTTTATCAGTTCTGGTCTTTCCTTTTATATCACAATAGTTGCGCCAAGTGGCTGTGTGACATACGGTATATGAAATTCCTAACTCTTCTATTGTGCACATTAGAATACCTTGAAGGCGCGCGAGCTTTGCATATGTTACTGCGCCAAACTTTTCTTCATATTGAATGCCCTCAAGTGCTATAAAATCTGGCTGCCAATTTTCTATCATGGAAATCAGCCAGTTTTTTATTTGGATGTCGCGTTTTATTTCATCTTTTTCTTGAGTTTCAAAAGTTCCGTATCGTAGGAGGTGATCATCAGAGAAAAGCGCCCAGCCGCTTACATGAGTGGCTTGATCAAGTGCTAAAATTCGATGTTCACCTTTTTTCTTTGGAAGTAATGTTTGCTCAACTTCCTTGAATTGATTTTGTTTACAGATGGGGCAATCGCGCCGAGTACGTATTTTTTTCCATGTACTATAGACTTGATGCCCCTCTGGACACTCAAAAATCAATTCACTATCTAAGTTCTTATATTCTGTTGAAATTATTTTCCAATTTTCGGGTTCTAAGGTTTCTTGAATTTGGGAGATTGTAATTTTTGCCATTAGACTCCGGTAGAGCCAAATCCGCCGCCGCGATTATCACCAATTTCTTCAACAGAATCGACTCTAAAAAAGGCAGCCTTTGGCACTTCTGAAAGAACTAATTGAGCAAACTTTTCCCCCTTTCCGATTGTATAGGACTGACCAAACTCAATACAGTCAAGTCCAAAATAGTTAGGATCATATCCAACTTGAGTTTGTCCTTCATAAATACCACGCCCGAAATGAATCGCGCGAATTGGAGGATCAACATTC